CCCTTCTGGGCGTTCTGGTAGCTGCACTAGGAGCATATGCTGCGTATACAATACCCGCAGTAAGAACATTTGCTCATGTCTATCTAAATAAGTTCATGAATAAGTACGATACTCAAATCATGGAACTTCTGGATAAACACTTATCTAAAGCTCAGAGGAAAGCATTCGATAAGCTAGACGAGGCAGCTCAGAAGCACGTTAAGGATAAGGTTCTTAGGAACATTGTACTGACGTTCTGGGACGAGCACGACGATGATTTAGCCAAGAAGGTCAAGTCTGAAGTACGTGGTGCCCTAGACAGCGTTAAATGAAAGAAGAAGTAGAGCTATACGCAAAAAGATTGCGTGAGCGAGTGGGCGAAGGAGAATATGCTAGACATAGAGAGCTCGTTCACTTGCTGGCTCGCAACTTAACCCTAGAAGATATTCTTTGGGAAGAAATCGTAGAGAATATAAAAGACGTGGACATGAGAAATGAATTACTACGTCAAAGAAATCAAATAGTTCGTGACATTCACACAGAATTCCGCGCACTTAACATAGAAATTCCTACTGTAGTGGAACAGAAGACTACGGATTTCGTTGGTTTCCTTGAAGATTTGGGCGAAAAAGATGACAGCAGTAAAGAACGAGGGCAAGAAACTTAAATCCGCGATAATGAGTCGCGGAGCTATGGACTCAGTAGCATTAGAAGACCTCTTCGAAGACGTTCGTACAGATGAAAGGAAGATGTTGCAGCTTATCAGAAGCTTTTGTGACACGTATCTCATAGATGATGAGCGAAGAGCGCTTAAATTAAGACCATTGCAGGAAGAAATAATAGTAAAAGCTCTCTGTTATCCAGATGGAGACCCAGAAAAGCACAGGAAGATGGCTATCTTAGCACCCAGAGGGTGTGGAAAGAGCTTTGCACTGTCAGTAGCGACTGTTATTTACATGTTCTTTAAGCGTTTTAGGGACCTTATATTCATTCTGGCTCCATCTGAGGACCAAGCTGCTCTTATTTTCAATTATGTATATAGACATTTTGCTGATAATGCTTTCTTAGATAGCTTAATAAGCAATTATAAGTTCCATAATAAGCCGCATATACGTATGAAGGGTGGGACTCTATTACGTAGAGCACCGCTGGCTCCGTCAAATCAGGGTCAGGCTATACGTGGGCAGCATCCGACGTTTCTTATCGTAGATGAAAGTCCATTAATTGACGATAAGTTGTTCGTTGACAATGTTGAGCCATGTATTATGGCCCACAAAGCTCCTTTTATTAATTTAGGAACACCAAAGAGTAAAGAAAATCACATGTATAGATATCTGTACGACGATTCATACAAAGATTCGTTTGAACAGTTACATTTTACATGGAAAGACGCTATTGTACAAGGGATGGCATACACTGCACCCTACACTGAAGAAGATATGTTGACTAAAATGTTGGAATGGGGGGACGATTCAATATATTGGCGCACAGAATACGAGTGCGAATTTGTGGAGAGTGTATCAAATGTCTTTAATCCAGAAAAACTCAAAGAATGTTTCGAGGACTATCAATTCCAAGAAGATGGAAATAACGTCACCGTTGGTGTTGACATTGGTAAGTCTATTAATAGCACGGTCATTAGTGTTTGGAGTACCGAGAAGGGTGACGAACATAATATTGCAAGGCTTATATACCTTGAAGAAATTACTCCCAAGACAGGAGGACACGATATACCATATCAGCGACAACGAATTATGGATATTGCTGACGATTATAACGCTGCTCGGGTTATCATCGATGCGACTGGCATTGGTGGCGCTATCGAACAAGATATCCGCATGGCTTGCGCCGCGAGAAGTATCCATTTCTTTCCCTTTGTGTTTACTGGAGGACCACGAGGAACCAAAACTCAAGTCTATAGAGACTATGCTTCCTATATACAAAAAGGACAAGTCAGGACACCAAATCCGAACGGACTCCCGGCTGACCAGAAAAGACTGATGGAAAGATGGCTTCGGCAGCATATTGATTTGGAATACGTTATGGACACTGCAAATAAGACGGAACGTATTTCAGCTCCCGATACTAAGCATGATGATTTTTGTGACAGTTGCGTAATAGCCATACATGCTACTCTCTCAATGCTACCAGCAAGTGGAACATTCACTTCTGTTTCTGTTAATAAACCTATTAATACACAACACTCTTCTTCTAAATGGAGTCGAGACAGTGGATTATTTACAACAAAGATGCGTAAAAACCGTATCAGTAAGAGAATGCCAAGAGGATTATAAACCAAAGCTTTATATACTAGCTTTTATATATAAATAAAGTGATAGCAATGGCCCTTAGAGATTATGTGCCTTTTTTAAGGCGTAGAAAATTTGCTACTGTGGGTGGTGACCCGCCTTTTAAGAAGGACGACCCTCGTAGTTTTGGTGAAGGTGTAATCAAAAGAATACGCCTATCTCAACAATTTAAAGGCGGTTCTCAGTATGAAACCCAGATAGGTGACCCTAGAACCTATATGAATGTTTACTTGTCTGACCCTATTGTGAGGACTCTTATTGATTTGCCGTGCTTGTACGCAAGTAAGGACGGTTGGGACATTGTTACTGAGAGTGATGCTACGCGCGACAAAGTTACTGAGCTCTTTAATAATATTAATATAGATATGCTTATATATGGCTGGCTCCGTAATGCTCGCATATTCGGAACTGGCTACTTAGAATGGACTGATGACAATTTGGTCTTGAGGTCGTCACAGAATATGTTTGTCCAGAGGAACGAAAATGGACAGATAATGTATTACTATCAGAAAGTGGGCAGTCCTAATGAAGATGTTCGTTTTGAAGAAAATGAAATCATTGAACTAAAGAATAATACGTTTGACGATTATGCATATGGTCTTTCCGACATACACCCGATTCTATATTTGGTTGATTTGAAAGACTATGCAGAGCGTGACGTTGGAGCAGCTTTGAACAAATATGCTACTAGTAGGTTCGATATAAGCTGTGGTCTTCCAGATATGCCGTATGGCCCAGATAAGATTAATGAAATTGTTGATGCATTTAATTCTCTAGAACCAGGTGAAGATATTATTCACGGTAATGATATTGAAGTTAAGGAAATGCAGGGTACTCAGAGAGCTTTTGAATACGGTAAATATATAGACGATATTCTTAAGAAAATTCACATGGCTCTTAAGGTTCCCATTTCTATGTGGGACAATCCGAACCAAGCACGACCAATCTTCGAACCCTATGTTGCTTACTTACAATCAGCGGTCGAAGCTTCCTTAAATTCACAGCTCATGCCCCAATTGGGAGATGATGTGGAATTTAAATTCAGACAGATTAATGTTGAAGATGCGTTTACTAAGGCAAAGACAGATATGATTTACCTAGCAGAAGGAGTCCTTTCGCCGGGAGAAGTTCGCTCAGAAAGGGGACTTAACCCGGAAGGCGCTGTTGTTATACAAGACACAGCTAAAGAGGCGAATATTTCTGGTGGGAAGAATCAAGATAAGAAAGAAGAAACAAAAAGAACCGAGAATAGAGGGAACAAGCCCTCTGCTAACGCAACGGGGGCTAGAACATGAGCAAACAATATCTATATGAACAGTGTATAATGGAAGTAGGAGCAAAACTAAAGAAGCGTGGCACGAAAAAGCCAGAAGAAAAAGCTTCGAATATGTGCAAAATGTGGTTAGAAGAAGTAGAAATCACAGAAAAGACCTTTGCTGGTGACATTGGGTCTTCAGAAGAAAAAAGAAAACAATTCGCGGTATCCTTCGAAGGAACGGAGCTCACGGATGTTGAGGATTATGTAGAATTCCCTGTAATAGCCCTTACTTCGGGCCTACATACATACGATGATGAGGGAATCGAGCAAAAGGTTTATATAGAACCCACGGTATTAAAAGAATATATAGAAAGTTTTAAAGAACTTCCTATTTACTATACTCACCAGAGGACACCGGAAGACCTGCTGGGTCTTGCGACCAGTCCTGAGTTAATTGAATTGGATAATGGAAAGACAGCTATCAAAATGCTAGCGAAAATAAGTAAAGATAGTGATAGGGCAGAAGAAGTGTTAAAGAAGGTAGATGAAGGCGACATAACCCATGTGAGCGTTGACTGGTTTTCAAACGACCTCAACGTGATGGGAGAACCGTTCGCTTCTACCATTCGACCTGTGGAACTTAGTTTCATAGACAATGAAATTGCAACTCCCGTCTGTGACGAATGTACAATTGATGGAGAGACATGTAATGAAGAACCGGAAGATGTACAATCGGACGGGGAGTTAAACGAGGTAAAAACTATGACTGATAAAAAAGTTGAAGTAAAATCAGAAGCTGATGGAATTGTGGAGCGTGAATTCGCTTCTCTTAGGACTCAGCTGGATGAGGTTACTGAGTCTCACACAGAACTCCAGACGAAGTATGATGAAGCTCTTAAGTCAATTAAGGACTTCACGAAGGCAAACGAAGAGCGCGAAGTTGCGGAAGCAACCGAGCGTAAATCTGAACTTGTTTCTACAATTATAAACAAGGAGCTTCTTTTAAATACTTTGGCTGAAGATAACAAGGAAGGTCGGACAACCGAGCTTTCTGAGTGGGACGAACTGAAACTGAATGGTTTCTTCTCAGCTCTGGATAGTATTCCAGAACCGGCTGAGGTGGAACGCACTTTCGGTAAAGGTAAATCTCACGATTCTGAAGATGCACCCGTAGAGGGTGAGCAAGAAGTAGAACGTCTCTTCGCTATGAAGGACGGGAAAATTGTGCTTAATAAAGAAGCACTAGAAGGTGATTAAATATGGCAGTAGAAATTTTAATTAATGACGGTGGCGCACCAGCTCGAATAATGAAGCTGGGTAACGCGGCAGCGAACATAGACGCAGGGACGTTTGTCGGGATACATACGGATGGTACAATATCCGCTACAACTCTTGACCCAACCCCAGTAAATAGTAGAGCAGTAGGTGTTTTACTTGTAGACGCAGTGAGCGGAGCACCCGCATCAGTAATAACTGGTAGTGGTTTAATGTGCTTTTTAAAGCACGATGGAGCAGTCGCAGCTGGTGCTATGCTATCACACGATGGAGACGGCCTAGCCGTAACCAACGTAGCAACTGATGAGGTTCTAGCAATAGCACTTGAAGCAGCAAATGCAACTCACACAGGCTATACGAAGGTGTTACTACGGTAAGTAGGAGATATAAAATATGGTAACAGCACAATTAGGA